GCGTAGGCAGCAGATAAGTTCTTGCCTGTGCTTAGAACGAAGGCGGTGCCGGCGGGAACTACGGTGCTAACGTACACGTCCATGCCGTAGATTTCGCCGACCATGCCGTTTTGCATCCCAGACGGCTGCTCACCGAACTGAGCGTACAGCGAGAACTGCGGCAGATACATAACGTCCCTAGCGTTGATCGGGTTAAGCAAGAAGCTGTCAACAACGAAATTGTTCTTTTCAACAGCAGCCTTAGCAGCCAAGATATCCTTCGTGCCACACCCGCCAGTTACAGTGAACGCAGTTCCAGTAGCGCCCATGCTTGTACCAGTGGATGTAATTGAGTTTCCCGCAGCGTTTTGGATGGTAATCATGCAGTCATTGTCAATCGTGTAAGCCATACGCCTAGCTAGACGACGCAGCTGCTGCGCAATCACCGGTATGTAGAGGTCCTCGATGTTCTCGCGGCTGATACGTTCACGCAGCCCCTTTTTGTAAGGAATCACGCTGAACGTTGTTAAAGGCGTGAAATCCATCATGATCTCAGCACCCTCACCAACTTGGCTTATAGCAGCTGCTCTGCTACCTTGCTCTTTAACGAAAGTCGCGCTTTTACCCATAGGCAGCGGAAACTCCGGAAGCAACTTCTTGATGACTAAAGCAGGCATCGTCAACTCAATGATCATCTTCGACAGCGCTGGATAGGCTTCAGCTCCAGTAGTTACATAAGTTAAAGCTGACTCAACAAACGCCATACAAAATCACCTTTTTACCAAAGTAACACGTAAGCGGTTTGGTTCGCAGCGGAAACAGTAGACAAAGCAATGCCCATGATACTTGTGTTTTTGCTTGAATTGTCAGTGATAACTTGGCCGTTTGACGCACCATTAGTCACCTGATCACCAGCGTTTACAGCGCCGCCGCTGATAGCTCTGCATATGCCTCTGCAAACAATACTGATATACTGGCCCGCTGTGCCGCCCGTCAAAGCGATACCGATAACTTTCAGGCTGTTAGCAGCAGACGGCACGTCAACAGTCCAGTCAGTGTTGATCTCAACAACCTGACCCATCGTTACAGTAACGCCGGAAGCAACAGCCAACGTTATGATGTAGCGGTCACTGACAAGCGGACTTGTGCCTTCAAGAAACGGAGCATTACTACTCATTTAAATCACCCTATTTATTGAAAGCCAACAAGCTTCTTGTGCGCCTTCAGCAGATCCTTGAACCAAGGATACTTGTCAAAAGGATCACCCTGTGATTGCAACTGATCAAGCGCAACAATGCCCCTGCCAGCCCTACGCCTAGCAGCCCCAGCAGCTTCGGCTTCTGCAGCTTCAGCCTCTGCACCTTCAGCCTCTGCACCTTCAGCCTCTGAACTCTCTGCTTCTGCGCCGTCTTGCTGCTGTAGCTGTTTAGTTAAGTCGCTGATTTTTTTGCTTAAAGCTTTCTTTGTGGCACGCTTAGCCACTTCAGCCTCAAGGTCAGCAACTTTCTTCTTCAAAGCCTCAGCCTCCGCATCGCTTAAGCCAGGAGTTGCAGTAACATGTTGCTCCAGCTTCGTCAGCTGATCCATGAAATCCTCGTATGTCACCGGCTCACCTTTCCCATCGGGATTAGCTGTGTTAACCACGCCATCGCTCGCACTATGTGAAGAAGCACCTTGCTGAGCATTATTCTCAGACATGTGCTTCACCTCTTTTGCACTTAAAGTTTTTTTATCAGGTTCTTGCGACTCACGTCTAGAACCCTCATCATCACCTGTTTTTCCAATAACAAATGACTGTGAAAAAATCTGCGAAGCAAGAATTCTTAGCCGCTTCAGCTGGCGAAGAACTTCCGCTGTAGCCTTCAAACTCGCAGACTTAGCGGCATTCTGATTAAGGTCCATGGCAGCTGCGAAGCCCACAGGAACAAACGCTGTATCTTTGTACGCGGGTGAAGCCACGATGCTGAGCTCGCGAACCTTAGGCTCATGAATAATCTCCCAGGCTTCGGGACACAAGTGAACAAGCATGCCTTCTTTCCGCGTAGGCTTACCGCACTTGCTGCACTCCACATCGTTGGAATCTACTTGGATGCTGACATGCGTAACGTAACTGCGAAGAATCTTCTCAATCAGCTTCTCCTCGCCGACCTCAGCGCGAAACATCACTCGGCTTCCGTCACGATTAGCCTGTATGACCTTGCCGACAACCATCAGGGCGCTTTCTGCATGGTCTACACGCAGCTGTGCTCCTTGTAAGCCAGCAGCAACAAAATCTAAATCTGAATCAGGAATCTGCCACTTATTCGAGTTCACGGACGTGTCGATGGCGACACCCTCGATGTTGACAAGCTTCTCACGCAGAGCTGAATCTGCCTTAACGTCGTCTGATGCCTTGAAAGGCACAAAATAACGTAGCTGCATTTTAAGTCACCAAAAACATTGATTTTACCCTAGCGCTTAACGCTAGCAGCAAGACAAGCAACCTGCAAAGCCCTGAAACCTTGCACAACCTCAAGAGAAAACTCAACGATCTGAACCCTTGACCTTCCCAAGTGTAATCTTAACGCCCTTACTAAGCTCCTTAATCCGAAACTTTTCAAACCTGCTTGGATCAGCTACACGATAACGTCAAACTGTTTTTGATTCCTCAATCCCAGGCATGTTTTATTACTTTGCTGTTATCAGCGGCTATAGAAGGCTTCTCCTCAACTTGCAAGGGCTGACAAGGCAAAGTTCCTTCTTCAGGCTCAGCTGTGTAGCCAAGCTCCAAACGCGCCTCAGAAACAGTAATAATCCCAGCCTGCACCAAGCCTGCCACATATTTAGCCTTATCTTCAACTTTCGCTTCCCAAATCGGCTTCCACTTAACTTTAGGAATCTTCTGTCCCTAACCAAACTCCTCATGGCACATCTCGCTGAGCACTAAAGGCAGCTCTAACAGAACACAAACCCTTACGAACACGATCAGCGAAACTCAAATCAAATCACCATGAAACTTTGGCACTTTTAGTCTCCCATTACGGCGCCCCTACCAGGCAATGGAGCCTGAACAGCAGAAAAGCAAGCTAAACAGCAGCTCCAGAATACATCATCATGACTGTCAACAGAATGACTAAACTGGATATGCCCCGTTTTCATAAGCTGATATTTCTCAACGTTTAGCTCAGCTGTCAGATCAATATCTTCGAGCCTTTTGGTCGGAATATAAGGAATCTTCACTTCTCCATTTCGCATCTTTTCTCGCAAAATGGTAGCCATCTCCTCCTTCGACTTAACTGTAAAGGTCACGCCAGTCACGCCTAGTATCCCACTGCGAACCATATCCTCAACGATATAGCTTCCAACCCCCGTTATATCGCAATAAACTGCGCGGATATTTCTCCAGCGATCCTGCATGCTTTTAACATAACCTATAACGCTTGCATACTCTGTATGTAACGGAAAACGATGGACATGGACTACTCGCAAAATTGAACCGTGCTTTTCAAGCACTAGCACAACACTGAAGTCCTGTTCCTTGCCAAAATCAACACCAACATAGAACTCTCCTGAAGGCTGGGCATGAAAATCATATGTTATAAGTTGACTATCAATGCAGTTAACGATTAGGCTCTGGGTAAGCCAAGTATCTACATCCTCAATAAACTCGGCCATGTACTCGCATTGAAAACGCTCAAGGGGAATTAACGCCTTTGTATCATCAATTCCCTTCTGAGTTCCCAAGCCGCTACGAAGAGCATCTTCACAAGTAACAACATACTTTTTGAAATCCGGCGATTGGCAAAACCGATAAAAGACACTTTTCTTGCCCCAAGGCGTGCTTGAAGCGATCAAAATACCGTCAGTTGTTGAAAGCATCGGATAAAGTACGCTATAGAAGACGAGCTCATCTTCCTTAAAGAAAGCTGATTCATCTGTAATAACCTGATGCGCCGTGTACCCTCTAAGCATCTGAGGGTTGTTTGGCAAAGCGATTATGCGACTGCCGTTCTTAAAACGGATAGTTGTACGTTGCACCCTATCAACAAGCAACTTTTCCCTATCCCTTGGCAAGCTGCTAAGAAAGTCTTGAATGCGATCACTCACAATCATGCTTTGTCGAAGAGTCGGTGCCACAATTAACGTCAATGTTTTCTGGTAGGTTAAAGCAAACCAAATTGCACGCAATGCAATAGACGTCGTTTTTCCTACTTGTCTGCTCCAGCGCAAAACAATACGCTTGCTTTTGTCTCGTAAAAATTCCGCTTGATAATCTTTAGCGCTAAAGCCAAAGAAGTCTCGTGCGAAGACAACCGGATTCTCAGGAATTACTAACTGGCCCTGAATTTTCTGATTCTGTTTCCATTGCTCGATTTTCTGTCCTATCACTTTGAGCTTGAAGCTCTTTGATCTCATCTACCTGCTTCTCCAACTCAGCTAAATCCTCATTAAACAGCCGCTCGTCATATCCCTTCGACAAGTTACCCATCACCTCCGCGATATGAGCAGCAACATTAGCCCACATCTGCCGCTCCTTCGGAGTTATACACTGCAACCTATCGCCAACCTGCTGTCGCCTAACTTCGCCTTTTGCAATCGAAGTGGCTATATTAAACAGAGAATCGAGACGGACAATCCACTTATTTCTGAAAGACTGCGTATCAAGACTAGCGGTCTCCCGAAGGTTGGAAATACGCCTTTCAACTTGAGCAACAAAAGCTCGTCTGCGTCTCAATTTTTTCTCTCCTGATTTTTATGTTCAAAGGCTCTCCGCAAAGCAAAAACGACGCGCCGCCGAAAAATCAATTAATGTTGTAAACTTCCTCTGCCAGTGTATCAACCAACACT